CCGCCTCTTGCTGTGGCTATTTCGGTTTCAAGTGCAATTGCTCCGTCCGTTGCCCGTTCAATCCCCTCGTCCATATGGTTGAGGCTGTCGGCATTGAGGGGCGGAGCAGAGCCGTTCACAAAGACAATTTTATTGTATTTGTTCATTTTCTTTTACTTCCTTTCCTAATCGTTTTTCGCCCTTTGATGTGAGGGCAGTTATAAATCCGTCCATTTTCTTATTGAACACAAATGTTTCGATTGTCGGCAAATCTTCAAACGGAGTTTTAATTGTGTACTTATCGCCTGCCTCAAGCCACCAATACGAAAACAGCTTAATTTTTGTCGGGCGGTATTTATATACATCACCAAAAAAATTAACAGAATTATATTTTGTGCCGATATCACTTGCTGTTGTTCTGCACCTCATCAAAATGTTATCGGAAACATACCACGAAAAATCGTTACTGTTGCCATACAAAAACGCTTTTTTATCAGCAAACTTAGCACTGTACATACGGATAGGCTCAAGTTCGTAATCTTCAAAGGATAAATCTTTGTACGAATCGATTGTTTCAACGGAAGATTGAGAATACAGCCTTTTAAAACGCATTTTTCCGTCGGCATCTATAACGGCAAAGCTCAAAGTTAATTCTGCATAAGCTTGGATTAAATCTGACAAGGTAATGTCCTTTATAACCTTTTCCACGCAGGTATCATCAAATTTCAGCGGTACACTAAAGATAGATAAGCTCGGCGGTGAAACCCCTGTAATTGCATAATCTTTGGCAAATTCTGCGATTATTGAATAAAAGCTCTTAAAATTATCGTCTTTTTGATAGTGCGCATAACCATAAGCAAAACTGCCGTCCTCGTTCTCTTTGCCTGCAAACCACAAAGACATATCCACCTTTGACATATCATAAAAAGCGTCATAGGCTGATTTTGACGATGTTACGCTGTTTTTTATCTCTTTGAGCCGACTGAATTTTACCGTAGAAAACAGGACATTCAACCGTTCCTGTTTCGGCAGGACAAATAAGAGTATTTGACGGGTACAAATCATCTGACGGATACAACTCTGATTCAAGATATGTTGCCATTATGATGACCTGTACCGTCTTTCCTATTAAAGCCGAGCAATCATAATCAATGAGTTTCACGCTCATTTCAGAGGCTATGCAACCGCCGAATTTCAATTCTTTTTCAACGATTTCATTTTCAAGCGAAAAGCTGTCAAGCACGATACTTTCACCTGTTATATTCTCAAAACTGCCGTCAGGAGAATGCAGGGCAACGGTGTTGTAAAGTGTGTTTGTTTTCAGCTTATCAGCAATTTCTTTAGATACAAGCATTTTTAAGAATCACCCCTTAATACTCAATCAGCTCAACCGTAATCGGCTGATAGGTTATATCACTTTTTTCGGCATTCATTACGGTATATTCAATATCAGGAATATAAAAATAAGAGGTGTAATAGCTGTTCGTTTCATCGTTCCAATAAGTTACCCTGCACTTTCTCTGTAACTTATTCGCCATTGAGCGGTTGATAATCGACTGAAAATCAATCTTTTCGTCAAGATGAAGAATGTGAGTTGAAAACGAAATTTTTGTTTTGTAATTTGGCAGCGTTGCCCTTTGAAGCGTACCGTTCTGATCTCGTTCCGCAGAAGTTTCAAGTCGCTGATTCGGAGTTGATGAAAATGCGGTAATGTACTTATTCGGCATTATGTTGTTGCCGAATTTAAGCAAATAGCCGTTATAATTTGACATATCATTTCCCCCTTTATGCAAATGCGGATTTACCGTTGTGTCTGCGTCTGTAAAGCTCATCCTGTCTTATCATTTCTTCAAAAAGCGTTGAACCCTCAAGCTCGGCAGTAAACGAATAAGTGTTGCCACCGTTATTGCGAAAGATAATGAACATTTCATAAATGCGTTTAAGCAGGTCAAGAATTTGTGTGAGAATCACTGTATCCTGACCGCCCGAATTGTCGAGCATACCCTGTAACTTGTTAAGAGGAGAAATAACCTCAGGGTTACCGCTGTTAGCACCTGCGTTATCGCCGACAACCGCAAGTGTCGGAGCTTTAACAATACCGCCTTTTGCAAATTTTCGTGCCGGTGATTCCGTGGGTTCTTCAAATCTCGGAATGAGAGGCGGATTTTCAGGCATTGAAAAACTCCAATCCTGTCCAAAAGCCGCTCCGATAATACCGGCTATTCCGCCGATTGAATTAACAACACCCGAAACGAAATTATAAATACCTGTCCACAACGCATTTATGCCGTCAATGATAGCGTTTATAATAAACTTAAACACGGCACAAATGCCGTCCCAAATACCTTTGAAGAAGTCGTAGATACCCTGCCATGCTTTTTTCCAATCGCCTGAGAAAACACCTGTAATGAAGTCAATTAGACCGCCGAATGTTTTCTGTATAGAGGTAACCAACCCACCGATAAATGTAAACACATTATCAAACACCCTTTTTACGGCATTGAAAACATTCTGAAATATAGGTCCCCAAAAACTGACAAGCCAGTTTACAAACGGTGACAGGAAGTTATTCCACACGGTTGAAACACAGTCTGCAACCTTGCCGAAGAAGTTTATTGCACCCTCAAAAACAGGCTTCAGCCAGTTTTCCCAAGCTGATTTTACGATTGCTACGATAAAATCCCACGCAGGCTTAATCCATTGATTGTAAACATTCATCAGGGTTGTGCCGATATTGGTAAACATATTGCAGACATTCTGAAAAATCTGCTGTCCGTTGCCGTTCCACCAATTACTGATAATTGTTCCGATATTTCCGAAAATCTGACCGATAAAGTCAAACACATCTGCAAACTGCAATTGTAAATTTTCAAGAAATTCTGTGATTGTTGCACCGTCATTTTCAGTCCATTCAACAAGGCTTTCGGTTGCGATTGAAAACGCACCCGAAACAACTTCGCCGACTGAACCCGCAAAGGTTGTAAGACCGCTTAAAAGATTGGAAATTGATTCTTCCATTTGAGGGCGAACATTGTCAATTGCATTGCCTGCAAGTGTACCGAAATTATCAAAAAAGATTGAAAGATTGTTATAGCCGTTTGTAAGATTGTTGCCTATGGTGTCTATAAAGCCGATAATCTTTTCCCTGTCTTTTGAAATCCACTTAGCAACACCGCCTGAAATGGTCTGAAACGACTTTCCGCCGATTGTCGCAACCGCTCCGAATGCAGAGCCGATTGCCCCGAGTTTTGCAGAACCGACCTTTTGCATTGTGCCGAATGCCTTTTGAACTATGGGAACAGCATTATCAAAAACGGTCTTGCAGTTCTTGCCTATAGCTGACCAATCAACCTTGTTAATACCTTTCTGTACATTCTCGACAAAACCTTTAAATCCGCTTTTTTCGTATAGATTTTTGAATGCTCCCGAAAGGTTTTTGCTTGTGTCCTTGACAACATTCTTTGCAACAGCTCCGCCCGATGAACCGCCTGAAGAGCTTTTTGATGAGGAGGTGTCTGACTTTGAAGATGAGCTGTCAGAGCTTGAAAGCATATTCAGCTTATCAAAGCCCGCAACACTTCTCTTTGCTTTTTCGGAACTTTTCTGAACATTATCAAGTGACTTTGAACTGTCATCTGCCGTATCCGTAAGGCTTTTGGCAGAATCGGACGCAGATTTGATATTGCTTGCGGTGTTGTTGCCTGTATCCCAGCCGAATACCTTTGAAAGCGATTCAACCGCGCCTTTGGCATATTCCGTTAAAGTCGCAAGTGCGGAACTCAACCGCTTTACAACCTGAGTTGCCACCTGAAGAATAGGCTGACCGACTACGGCAAGGAGCTGTTTCCAACTTTCTCTGAGGTTGCCTGTTACATTCTCCCAACCGTCTGCTTCACGGCTTGCCTGTCCCATAGCACCCGAAAGCTGATTAGCGTCCTTGACCATTTGCAAAAGCGTGAGCTGTTTCTGCGATTCCGACAAATCCGTAAATGACTTGCCATACAGCTTATTAGCCGCCGTATTTCGTGTGGTTTCAGTACAGGACAAACCGAGTGCGGCATCATTTTCAAAGTTGCCTTTGAGAAACGATTTCAGGCTTTCTGCGGTATCTTCAAGCGAACGGTCATAATATGCGGCACTATCGGCTGTTACCTGCAAAGCCTCCTGCATCATACCCAAAGCACTTGAACTGTCCATTCCAGTAGTTTTTGCAAAGGCATAAATGCTTGTGCCGACGCCCTGCAATCGGGTTTCAAGAATACCGCTCTGATTGGCAACGCTCTGAATGGCTGATTCTGCCTGTGACTGCATTGTGCCGAATGTCTGCTCAAACTGCGAATTTGCCGCATTGACTTCCGCAGCCGATTCAATGCACTGCTGACCGAACTCCTTAATTTTGGCAACGGAAAAGGCGGCAACCACAGCTGTACCGATTTTCTTAAACGAAGATGAAACCGAATTGCTTAACTGCTCACCGCTGCCTTTGATGTTTGAAAACTCTTTCTCGGTTTTCTGAGAAACGCCCTCCGAAACCTTTGAAAAGGACTGTTTCATATCCGTGCTTACATTTTCAAAATCTTTTGAAAGACTTGAAAATGCCGAATCAAACTTTTTTGTAATTGAATCGGAAATCTTATGCAATGTTTTGGAAATATCATCCCCCGTAAGCCTGACATCAAGCTCAATTTCACCCGCCTTTGTCGCCATATTCACCACTTCCTTTCATTTTAGATTTTTTAAAAACAGGCATAAAAACAGCGCACACCGTTATGATGTACGCTAATAAAATTTTGCAAAAGAATAGCCGCCCCGTTTGGAGTGGCTTTTTGTTTACAGGCTTGCAAAAAAGTTTTGAAATTCTGCAAGAACGGTGTTCATATCTTCGTCTGAATAGTGCTTTACATTTCTTGACCGCCATTTGTTGCGGATTTTATGCTGTGACGAAGTAAAGTTTTTCAAAACCTCTTTGTCGGTTTCGAGGCGAATTTGAACCGTTCTTGCAAGCGGTGTTTCGGGTCCTAAGCCTTGCAGAAGTGAGCAGAACTCATTCCAACTCATTTTTACAAAATCCTTTGAATAAATGCTGACCCCGTACTCCGAGCGAAAGCTCGACACGATTAAATCAAAGTCATCAATCAGGTCGTAGCCGGGGTCTGAACTTCCCCCTCGTCAGTCAAATCGCCTGTTGCAATTTTGGCAGATTCGCTGATAAGGGCGTTGAAATCGTGCATATTCAGCTTTAACTTTTCAATCTTTTCTCTCTCGGATTCATCAAAAAGAAGATGATACATTTCGATAACATCTTTACTTTTACCGTTGCCGTCCTCAAAAAGTGCCGCAACTTTGAGCATTGAAACTGCGTCATTGTTGATTGCAAGGTCAACATTTTTAACTCTGACACTCGGCTTTTCCTCAAAATTAAGCTTGTCTGTAATATCAATTAACTTTGACATAATCGTTCATTCCTTTCGTTTTTTAAGCGGCTGCTGTATATACGGGTTTGCCGTTTGACATAACTTCAAATTCAAGCGGAGCAACACCCGTACTTGCGCCTGCACCGTTTGATGTAACGGATACAACTGCATTTTTAAAGAGGACGGTTGCACCGTTGGGGAAGGTCCACATAAACGAAACTTCTGCCTTTCTGCCGTTTTCAAATGCAAGGGCGGCAATCTGGTCATTACCTGCGTCACCGATTGTACGCTTGCCCTTTACCGAAATTGTGATTGACTTTGCTGTCATAAGCCTTGACTTCCAGCCCTCGTTTTCAAAGGCTGTCCATTCCTCGACACCGTTGTCAAATGCAACGGAAAATTCTTCGCAGTTAGCAATATTTGTCGTGGCGGATTCTGTTCCTGCCTTGCCAACCGCAAACTGATTTTCATAGCAAGGGAATACTCCCGATTCAACTTTTGCCATAAAATTACTTCCTTTCGTAATAAAATTTAGCCTCAATGACCTGCTCATACACACCCTTGTCGTCTGTTCCCACATCAACGGGTTCTTCCGTGAGCAGTTCGATTATATAGATTTTGTGTTCCTTAATTTCAACATTTTTAATGTCGTAAAGCGTTTCGTAAAGTCTGCGTGCAAACTCCTCGGTTTCTCTTGCGTTGTCGGTGTAATGGATAAGCAAAGACACGCTTATTGTATCGTAGGTGCTTTCACCGCCGATTGCCCTTGTGGGTGTTCCCGACTGCTTTAATGAATACACACCGATTGACCTGTCCTGCTTGTTGTCAAGTTTGCCGATGTAATAATGCTCGGCTGAGGTAACGCTTTTGAGCCAATCTCTGATGTCCGATAAGTAAATCAAAGTCCTGCTTCCTTTCTGTATAATCTCACAAATGCCCGACTGCAAAAATTCTGCCGTGTACCGCCCTCAAGCCACTGTGCAAACCATTTACCGCCGGCGGCAATGTTTTCCTTACGGCTGAAATTATACTCGGGATGAAAATACAACCGCCTTGCATACGGAGTACTTGACACGATTTTAACCGTGCCGTTCCAACTCTGCGCACAATCTTCAAAGGTGTTTTCGTTCTGAAGATTGCCCGTATCAAACGGCATTACCTGCGTGTTTTTCACCCGTGTAAGAAGTGCGTCACCTGTCTGTTCAAGAGCCTGTTGCTTTGCCTTGTCAAGCTGTTTTACAACAGGCATATTGAGTTTGATTTTTGATGATACCGAAAATCCCATTAAATCACATCCAATTCCGTAAAATTAACTTTGCCGTCAGGGTTGCGGTGTTTTGTACCCTGTACGATGTTTCGTTTTACGCCGTCAAGGATTACAAAGCCACCGCTTAAAGTGGGGCTGTCGGGGGCAATATCGCCGTCAAAAAGCAAGACAGCCGACACCCGAACAATTTTCTGCTCTTTGGTATAGACCGTCTTTGCCTTTGACTGCACATTGCACACAGCGTTGCCTCCGCATAATATATTTGACGGATAAAGATTTTCGGAGGGATACAGGTTTTTGCACTCAAATGCGATAACAGGAGAGCCGTCCTCGGTTATTCCCTCACCGTAGATTGTGACCTCGACAGGAGTTTTGCAGAACTGCTTTTTTACAAGTGACGGAAATTTCACGGTTTTCACGCACCTTTCAGATTGCAGGATAACAAAGTCCTGTTGATTTTAGCAACGCATAGAGGTCGGCAGGAATTGCCACTCCGCTGATACACATTAAATTCCAGCTTGCACCAAATTCCATTGATGTGCCGTTGATTGAATAGCTTTTCAGGTAGGAAGAAATCATATCGGCATTTTCTTCTTCAAAAGCAGTAAGTCTGCTATGCACTCTGCCGATGATTCTCTTCTGCATTTCCGAAAGTTTTTCAAAATCAATGCGGTTAAAAGTCAGAACATCAATGTGTTCGGCAGAGATAATACTGTTTTCATCTCCACCCTGATGTTCAATGTAATCGGCATACATTACGCAACCGCCGTTGTGTCAACATCGGCATAAATGCTGTCAATTTTGCCGTCCTTGCCGTTCGGGAATACGAATGTGTCGGAAAGTGAACGGTTCTGATAGAGCCAGCCGTCACCCTCTGTGTGTGAGCCGGGAGCAAAGAAGTAAATGCTTGAAATCTTCGGAACAGTCTTGCAGGTTTCACCGCAAGCAACAAGAACATTGATTTTGTGAGCGCCTGTTGCAGGCTCAAAACCGCCGTCATCGGGGTTAAAGTTGAAGTTATCATAGAAACGCTCATCGTCAATAACCTCGATGATAGGGCAACCGTCAATCTCGGTCACTCTTGTTTCAATGCCGATACCGCCCTCTGCAATCTGTGTAAGCTCAATCTTACGAGTGAACTCTGTTGACTGTTCAAGGCAGTCCATAATGTGAGATGTCACATAGGCAACAAGTGTGCCTCTTGCCTTGTATCTGCGGAGCTTGCCGGCAGAGAGAATTGTTTTGAGCTTTGAATAAGCGTTCTCCTTAGTCCACTCCGATGTCTTTGTTGAAGAATGATATCCGTCTGTTGCCTGAGCCTTTGTTGCAACCTTCGAGAAGAAAAGTGCGTCTGTTTCGGGAGCAACCTGTGTCTGTTCAAATGTCTTTGAAATGTTCTCAACGCTTGCAGTCGAATTTGTTTCATCAACATCTGCCTTGTCAACGAGAAACTCAATATCACGGTCGTGTTCGCAGGTGAACGGAACATCTGTCTGAATATATTTGCCCTTGTTCCAACCGCCGTTGCGATTGTGGTTCTTAAAGCCTGATGTGCTCATCTGTGTGAAGTGGAAAGTTCTTGCGCCAACCCACTTTACATTTGAAGTGATGAATGGTGATGTAAGTGTGCCCTGAACAAGAATTTCGAGCAGATCAGGGCTGAACTGCTCGGCATAGTTATTTGTGTTTGCCATGATTTTTTCAATCCTTTCTTTGGTTAAATATTAAATCTGTTCCATTTTTTGGTAGGAACATTTGCCTTTGGTTTTGTACCGTCCGATGTACCGTTGCCGTCACCGCCGATTTTCTTAACTCCTGTGCCGTTCTCGGCAGGTTTGCCCTTGAGTGCGGGGATATCGTCAAGCACCTTTTTAACAGCCTCTGTCAGCTTTTCCGCATTGACCTTGCCGTCTGTCACAGCCTTTGAAAAGTCTGCAATTTTAAGCACATACGGAACGGTTGCAATGTCAACGCCCTGTTTTACGGCTTCGAGGGTTGCCGATTGGTTGACTTCTGCCGTGAGCTTTGCGTTGTTTGCAGATTCAACTTCCGACTGCATTTTTGCAAAGTCGGGAGTGTTCTCGGCTTTCTGCTTTTTAAAAGCACCGATAGCCTCTTTCATCTCATCGGCTGACAATCCCTGTTCCTTAAAATATGACTTCAAAACGGTGTCCTCTGTCACGCTCTGTTTGCCTGTAATAAGGCTTGCGAGCTTGTCATAATCAAAGGCAGGAGCGTTTCCCTGCGGTGTTCCCTGCGGTGCAGGTGTCGGTTCATTGGGGGTTGGTGTTGGATTTGGTTCTGCCATTTTTTCATATCCTTTCAGTTTTTCGGGTGTCTCCCGTAATCAGTTCATAGAGTGTCTCTCTGTTTCAGTTTTGCACGGTGTCTCCCGTAGTTTAATGTCTTCGGACAATAAAAAAGCACCTTACATATTCGTAAAGTGCTTAATCCGCTTTTTCTGTTTTTTCTGTTTTAACTGCTTTGGCTCTCGGCTTTTTGGGAGCGTCAGGCTTGACCTCTTCTGCAAAACCACCGTCAATGAGTTCCTTTGCTCTCTGCTCGGAACATTCAAAAACTTCATTCACAGGTCGGGTTACATAACCGTTCTGCCTGTCATTAAATGCTGTTGTTACTCTGATTTTCATTCTGTCACCACCTTTCTAAACCGGTCGAAATCGACGGGTTTAAATGCAAAAAGCACCCTATAATCAACATTGCTGTCGATTATAAAATGCTCAATTCGTAATTTTATGCTGTTTTTGTGAATTGCATATAACAAAACCGCCCTTTTTACGGAGCGGTTAGATTATGCCACTATCTTTTAGATATTGCATTTTTTGTTTCTCTCTAAGCTTACTGTAAAGTGCTTCAGCATCTTTAGCTTCTTGTGGAGCATCTTCACGCAAAGTGACATTTAAACCATTTGTTACAAGGTACGGCTTAAACGCATTCCATAGAGATTTTTGTTCTTCAGTTTGTATCAATCTCATACCATCATCACCCTAAAAGTTTGCTGACTCTGTACTCGTTATACACTTCATCCATAGCTTTATCTTTTAAGCATTCAAAAGCATACTCACTTATATCCTCTATATTATAACCGTTATTTATCAATTTTTCAACCTTTGGAGCATAAATTTTATTAAGGTAATCGCAATATTCAAAATAATCGTTAATACTTCCGAATTTTGCTCTGTAATTTTTAGCGTCTTGCCAATGAATCAGTTCGTGAAGAATTGTACTCAATCCGTCTTGCGGACAAGCCAAGTTTTCTTGTAAATCTGACAAATCACTTGTTGAAAAGTATGCTGAATTGACATTTAGAACATTCTGCATTGGCATATATGAAGCAATAGCATTTACTCGCATTTCTTCGGGAGTGACAATACAAATTTCAGGCTTTCCGCTTGTTTCAACCTCTCCGAGCATATCAAACGCTTTTCTCACTTGCATATCAAAATTATGAAGTTCTTTTCGTTTTAGCTTTACCTTATCTGAAATATAAACATTATCACACAATGTATTTGCCTTGTGGGTATCAATTGTAATTGTTTCGCCCTCAATTTTGCGTTCAAAAGTTTTTGATATATCTTCTTCAAAAACAGGTCTGTAATATTTCTGTTCATTGGTGTTTAGTGAGAATTGCTTTGTCTTTTCTTCAAGCGTATTCGCCCTATCGTGCCACTCATCGGCTCGGGTTTGGGCAATGCGTTTATTGTCCTCATCAAGGCTGTATTCGGCACGGCGGTCAAAGCGTTCTGCCTGTCGCTGTGCATACTGCTGTTTTTCCTCAATTCCTCGCTGACGGTCAAGCTCTTTGATTTCATCTTCAGACAACGGTGCGTCCAAATCATCAAGTTCGGGATAATATGTACTTGTGCTGTCCTTACATCTCGGATGAAACAAACCGTTCTTGATTGCGGTTGAGAGAAGCGGATAGTTTCCGTCTGACTTTTTGCCGTTTGAATAAACATCGTCAATAAACACCTTGCCGATATATTTTGCACAATCGGGGCAACCGCCCTGTCTTGAGTTCACAACAACGAGGGATACTCCCCATTCGGCTCGCTTTTCGCCCTCGCCACGAAGATAGGCTCTTTTGTTGGCTGTTTTAACCGCCATATCCGCATAATCAGAGAGCGTGTGCCTTGCACCGTTCTTGTATTCCACACAATTAAGACCTGCGTTGAGCATATCTTTGCAAGCTATATCAACGGCTTTTTCGTATGTAACCGCACCCGTGTTCATTGCAACCTGTGCGTTAAAAATCGCCTTGCGGTACTTGTCGTTGCTCATACGCAAAACTGCCGTTTCTGCCCTCTTTAAATCGTCTGTGGTCGATTTTATGAGTGCATCAAGTTTACGGCCATTCACCTTAAAAAACTCGGCTGTGCTGTGTGCTGACGGCTTTTTCGGAGCCTTGAAACCTTCCTTGACAGCTTCAAGAATTTCTGCCTCCTGACTTGCATTTCCGTCAGCTTTGGCGGTGCGAATCATCTCTTCAACCTTGCCGTTAATGGTTTTGAAACGCTTGCCAAATTTCTTTGCGTTGTGCTTACGGTACTCTTCAAGACTTTTGAGCTGTTCAGCCTGCCATTGTGTCCAGTTGTAACCCTCTTTGGTTTCTTCGGCTCTGTGACGGCTGAAATTTCTCATCATGCTGTCAATCAGTTCATCTTCGATTTTTTCAAAGACTTCTCTGATATTGTAATCACTCATTGTTTACCTGTGTATCGTTCTGTTCGGGATTGCTTTCGGTTTTTTCTGCATTATTTTCCGCATTTTCTTCATCATCTGCGTTATTGTCAGGTTCTTCTGTGTCGGTAAGGTCCACATCGTCAAGCTCCGATTTTTCTTCTTCGCCTGCAATGCCCTGTTCTTCCTTAATTCTCTGCACCTCTTCGGCTTTCCAATCCTCCGACTTGCTGTCGCCGTAAAGCTCGTCAACCGAGGTTTCAACTGACATCAAACCGCCCTGTCTTGCTTTTGACACGGTTTCAACCTGACTTTCAAAGCTCGGATTTGCATATTCGCCGAAGTTTACGGATACTTCCAAGCCCTCAACAATACCCTTGCCGTTAAGTTCACCGTCTGCATTGAGTACAACTGCAACAAGGCTTTGAAGTGCGTTCTGCGTAATTTTCACAAGGTTCTGCCTTGTGTAAAGGGTTGTCTTTTCCTTTTCACGCTGAGCGTCTGCATTATCAAGCTTCTTCGTATCAATGCCGAGAGTTGACGGCGATATAATGCCCTGTAAGCAGAGGTCGAGGGCAGTAATGTATGAACTCAAATAGCTTTCGTGCTGAATCTGCGGACTTTCGGTGTAAATCCTGTTGCCGTTGCCGTTTTCAGACATATCGTTGCCCACGGTGATAAATCGGTTGTCAAACGGATTTGGCGATATTGGCTGACAGGTTTCGGGATTTCTCGGAACAAGGCAATCAGGCACATACTGCTTTGTTCGGCAGGCTCTGAGTGCGTCCATCCACTGTGACCACACTTCATCAAGGCTGTCGAAAGCGTCTGTTTTTATGCCGATAATGCCTGCACCTCTGCCCTTGTGGCACGATTTGCCGTAAAGGACAGGTACAGCCCACATATATGATTCGTCAAATGTAACACCCTTTGAATCAATCCACGAAAGAGCGTCAACCGTGTGCAGGTCAATCTCTTTGCCGTTGTCATCATACAAAGCATAGTGAATATAGCCGTAACCGTATGTTTCTTCAAAGCGGTAACGGCGGTGTTTTTGCGTGTAATCGGTGTAAAACTTAACCTCTCGGATTCTGCCACGCACATATGTAAAGTCGATGTTTTCGGCAGGATACCATTCAACAATCGGAACATCTGATACAGCCGTGTCAAAACTGACCTTAAAAGCACCGTCACCGACAACACATAGGTCACGAAGCATTTGTTTAACCGTGTCGGACAATTTGTTCTGCTTTTCAATATCTTCCCAACGCTCTGCATAAGCGGTTGAATTTTTACTTGTAACATCTGTGCCGTTGTAGTCGGAAATTACGATATTCACAAGCGTTTCGCAGATGAGTGCCGGCAGGCCCGTGTGTATTTTACGAATTTCAAGCCCCTTTGTGCTTTTTGCCGCCCAAAACATAGTTTTGTTTGTATCAATCTGCCTGTACAGCTCCGCAAGCTGTCTGCTGTTGCCCCAATACCAAATGCGATTGATAAAGCACTCGGTCAGATGATTGCTTGTTTCGGTGACGGTAATTGTTTTGTCGCTTGCAGGAGTAATCTGCAAAAAGTTTTTAATTCCCGATCTGATAGATTCAGCCATTCTGTTAATCAGCCCCATTTATTTCACTTCCAATAATATTTTTAAACGGCAGCCACGCATATTGACCGCTGTTAATGCAATGGTCGTGACCGTCCTCGGGTGTGTTGTCTTTATCCTCTCGCCAGCTGTAAATTTCAAACTCGGCAATCGTGTTTTTACAATGTTCAAGCACAAAATAACAGTCGGTGGCAAGCCAGCCGAGTACAAGATTGATTCGGTCAATAATCTTCGTTTTCTTCCATGCATTTGCAAAGTCATAGACACAGCCGTGCTGTCGCTTATACTTTTGAAATTCGGTAATAGTCGCTTGGTCGGCGCTGTCAATAAAAGCCGTGCGTGCAAAGCCCCATTCATCACGGTTGCGGTCAAGAAAATCAATAAAATTCTTCACCGTGTCACTCGGGGCAATAGGCGTTTGCATTTCAGCGTTGTTATAAACTCTTTCATCAAGCTGAACACACTTGCCGTGATTGGTAATGCCGTAAAATGTCATTGCGATAGTGTCAGGCGACTTTTGCGAATAGGCGGTATCAAGACCTGCGGTGAACTGAACAAAGTGTTCCGACTTGCGGTTACAGTTCAAAAACTTTTCTGCCCACTCTTTTGATTTGATATGTCTTGCCCTCTCAAAATTCGGGAACACAAGACCTGTTGCTCTGCCTCGCAAACCTAAGATTTTATTTTTATAGAGCTTTGTACCTTTCGGTGCAGAGTTCTTTTTCTTTTCAATCTGTTCGGGTGTAAGACTTAAATTATCGGCAAAAGAAAAGAACCAATACCGCCAATTCGGTACAGGTTCTTCGGTAAGCTCCGCCGTAATCTCGGGAGGAACATCGTTTTCATATTTTTTAAAAGGACGGGAGCGGTTGACAAACTCCTTATACACAGGCAGGCTCGGATCATCGGGATTCAGCGTTGCAAGCATATAGTCATTACGGGTTGACATCTCTCGGATGAACTCGATATCGGCGGTGTTGATTTCGTCAATATAAACGCACCCAAACTGCGCACCGAGAACCATTTCCCACTTATCCCGACTGCTGTAACCGAGAATATAGATAATTTTGTCCTCAAACTTGATATGCGGCAGCTTGTAATCCTTGTCGCCGTTACCACAATAGACAGCGTTGCGGTGCAAGTCGAGAATACCGTTATCCTGCTGAATTATAGTTTCCTCAGCCTTGCCCGTAGTTTTGGCGGCAATTGCGTGAAGCTTCTTCGGCGACTGCGACACCATTCGCATAAACTTAACGCCTGCTCCGACGGTAGTTTTTCCAGACGCTGTAGTTCCTTCAAGAAATTCAGCCGACACATTTGTTGTGTTGATAAAGTCGATATACTTTTGTGACAACGGGAATTTGTTACTCACTCAATCCCTCACCACCCAACTGTCTGAACACATCGGATAGTTTTTCGGACTGCTCAACCTTTGCGTCAACCTTAACGGTGTATTCGCCCGTCATCTTGTTGAGCGTGTCAATCGCCCTGATTCTGTCGGAGGTGTCCTGCCCGTCATTCCTTGCAATGTCGGACAAAGCAACCTGTCTGTCCTTTGCACTCATAATGCGCTCGTCCTTGAGCTTATCGGAAAGCTCCTTGATGTATTTTGAAACTCCAACATTCTCCAACAATTCATACGCTCTTGCGTTTGCGTAATTTTCGGAATATCCTGCCTGTATCGCACTCTGAACGGTGTTACCGCTCTGCGCATAATATTCCGCAAACTTCCTCTGTCTTGCATTTAATTTGTCTTTCACGGTATCACCGCCCTTTCTAAAAATAAGCAAAAGAAAAGACAGCACATTTCTGTACTGTCTTTAAACACAGGTTTCCGGAGTTGCACCGGAATCTGTAAAAACTGTTTTCCTATTTAAACTATCCCCTGCGTTTATAATATTATATCAATAAATTTTTAAATATTCAAGTGTTTTCTTTTTCTTTCCCATTTATTCAATAATGCACTTACATATTTCTGTTCTTTATCAGTCAATTGACGATCTCCAATTTCATTATGTTCATAACCCAAATGGGTATGTGGCATCATTCCATTATGAGGTCTACCTTTAACGTCAATTTGTTTTATTCTTTCGCCGTAGTTGTCATAAAAAGTAACACTTTTGATGTTGCTCTGTTTGTCAAGAGTAGCATACACTCTATTTTTTGTCATAGTTTCCATAGGAGCTTTTATCGAAGTATTACCATTCATATGAATTACTTTTATTTCACCAAATTGAGCAACTGTGTGATATTCTGTACCGTACTTCTTTCCCTTATCACTTATACCGCTTGAAGAGCCTCTTCCGCCCATTATTTTGACCTCCTGAATTTTTCCTGAAACGATTTGATGTTGATGATGTTTCCCATACATTCTTCGGGGACTCTGCCGTAGAAGATAATTGTTTCAGGCTGTAAGCGTTCAATCATTTCTTTGTAACCTTTCGAAAACAGTTCTTTTGATTCCGTACGGTTCTGCGTTCCAACACTTGATACGGCAACCGTACCACCCAAAGGCTCGCCGTCAAAACACCATTCAAAACTTTTTTCGTCGCTCCAACAAATTGTAGGTATTACCTCAATGCCGTAGAGTTGTAAATATGCACCTATCCAATGCTTGCGATAGTGGTTATAAATCTGCAACGCTGTCGGATAATCAGTGTAAAGACTGAAATCAGGCGATAATACACAACTGAATTTTTGTAGACTCTCAATATACCTGTCGGGTGTATTCCATAATCTTTGGAACTGGTAATCGTCCAAAAAGAAATGCACACCGCATTTGTTCTGCTTACTGCTCAAAACTTCATTAAATCCGATAAAGTTGTTTTCTGTAATTTTTGTAGGCTCAATAATCGGGATGTCATATTCTCCTGCACCCTGAAAAATCGCTCTTGTGCTATTTTCGTAACCTGTACCGCATTTGTCTTTATACATCAATTTCACCTCACAACACAAAACCGCCCTCAAACGAGAGCGGTCTGTGCGATTTTTATCTTAGGAGAGTTTTACATATGTCCTGTTTGTCAAACTTTCATAATACCATTATACGCAGGGTAAGGGTGACATTCAATGACATTTCAAAATAATTTTACGAGAAATTGAACTTTTTTCGGAACGCCTGTAACGCTTCGCCGTGCAATCTCAGGGTATGCCTTACGCTCATTTCCATACTCTCGGCAATATCCTCCCACCTCTGACAATTTATGTAATACTCGGTCAAAATTGCAATGTAACGGTAATCGTCAAGTGCGTTGATTTTACTGCGGATTTCAGTTTTCAACCGCACAAGATTGTCAATTTCCCGATTGATTTCAGCCTGAAGGTCTGCAATCCTGTCCACAATCCGCATAGGGTCATTCACTCCCGATGTCTTAACAGGCTCGTTCTGCTTAACCGATACCTGTGCAATATTCAGCCTAAGTTTCGACAGCTCGTGTTCTTTCGTTTTGATCAGCTTATCCGAAACCCTGACCGAATATAAATAATCTTTAACCGTCAATCCGTATCACTCTCCTTATTCATTTTCAACCAAAATAGTATTCCAACGCTTTCTGCCATAATATCTCCATTGGATATGACCGTCTGCAATTCGTACTTCGACATTTTCGAGATTGTCAAAGTTCATTATTCTTTCTCTAACGGCAATTTTGTTTCTCTCCGAAATATTATCGAAATATGCCCAACGGTTAATTGTATTGTCTATTTGTTCGATACTCCATTCAAGATCAGTCAAGCTTGCTACTCTTTTCCATTCTGCACGATGGACATCAATAAGTTTTTGAGCCCCTTCATATGTTTTGAACACTTCGCCGACTGGTAAACTGATATGGTACGGGTGGTGAGGTTCGTTGAAGTAAGAACGAACAAGTCTATATCCGCTATTACCACGACAATAATCAACCTCTATGTGGCTGTAGTCACGATCTTGGACTTTTACATATATACCTTCTTTTATTGCAGTTGCAATATCTTCTGCTTTGTAAGGATTCAAGTGTTTTGCAATTTCGGGCAACGGCTCAACAGTAAGTTGAAAAAAATCATAGTTTTCTTTTTTGAAAAAATCTTTAGGTATCTTTTTCCAATGTGTAGGCGTCTCGAATTTTTCATAAGGAACACCATTAATAAACCGTGTGTCCATGAAATCGTATAACTGAATACAAATTTCGTGTGTATAGTGTTCTTCAATCGTGCCAAAACCAATCGTCCATTTAGGTTCTTTTTTCTTGACGAAAAAGACAACTGCACCAATCGGAATTTCTTTTCTGTTTATATTTAGTTTATGATTCTCAGAGTAAATGTTTGCCTCTTCTGGAAGGACTTCAGTTATTCCTGATATCATTTTTATCTACCTCACTTTCAAGCCAATGTTTTGTGCAGTTTGTCATTGTTTTCATGCTCCTTTAATTTTTCGGTTATTCTTTTGGTTAAGCCGTTTTCGTTGGTTAGACATTCTAAGGCTTGGAGGGCATTAATTACGGTTTGCTCGTTGGTTTGGGACTGATACATCTTACGGACGAAGTCGGCGCTTTTCTTTACATTATCCATAATTCTTTGTGAGAGCATACGGTATTCGTCTGCGTTGTCCCTATCACGCTTATACTCCGTTCTGAGCTTGTCCTGCCATTCAAGGCAGATGTTTATGTCCCAGCCTTTATGACGGTTGTTGTAGCCGACCTTTGCAAGCCTTGAAAAGTATTTATATTCGGGCGGAGGAAAGGCTGAGTAATCAAGCTGACCGTCAATTGCTTTATCTTCAAGCTGTTCAAACACCTGTGGATTGTTAAAATCATATTTTTTCATATTACCTCCTGCGGAGGCTTGTGGTGGGTTTGGTGCGATTTTAAAGAACCCTTTCTATATATAATATTAGTTTATTTTTCTTATACGAAAGGTTAGAAAAACCCGTAAACCCTCCTCAAGCTACCACACTAACAATCTTTATAAATTGAAATTCCGTTGAAATAATTGAAATTTCTTCCCTTTACTTTTTCAAATCGTTTGGCAAGCTCGGTGCTGAATTTGGTATTTGACATACAATATTCGTTGTTATCCCCTGCCCAGCTTGTATAGGCAGCATAGAGCGTGCTTGCCTGAACCGAACCCTCTAACACACATCTGTCCTCGATAAATGCGGAAATAACATCCATTTCACGCTTGTACTCTCTCACGCTCTGAAGAACGGCAGACGGCATTTTCAAGCCCTCTCTCTGCCACAGAATACAGCCGTCAATACACCATTTGAAAATTGCTGTCATTTCGGCTTTGAGCTTATGCGTAAGGTTCTTATCAACCTTATCCTCGGGAATCTGAACATTGAACGGTATCATATGTATTCTTCGCCATATGCCCGTGTCGGTGCCTCTGATAATCGGTTTATGGTTTGTCGCCATCCACAGCTTAAACTCGGGCTTGAACTCAAATTCCTCGCTGTACAGCTTTCTTGCCGTTACGGTATCGTCACCCGTAAGCTGTTTGAGAAGTCCCTCATTAATTCGCACGCCCTCGTTCGGCTCAACCGAGGTGACAAGCCTTGCACCCTTTAACCGTGCAATGTCGCTGTTTATGGCACTGCTCTGAGAGTTTCTTACCATAATTGTTTCAGGCTGAATGTTTGCGGCATAATCGCCGAATACATCACGGATAACATCAATGAATGGCTGACTGCTCTGATGAGCCTTGAGCTGACAGACTATGTGAGCTACAACGTCACAGACGAGGAATTGCAGACATTTGGGTTGGACGAGCCTGCGCTGACCATCACGCTCGATTACAGCA